ACAGTCCATTGAACTGGTCGCTTCGATTTTCCAGTTTTTCACGGGCGCAATCCCCGAGGAGAAGGGATTTGAATATCTGATCCATTCCCCGATCAACCAAAACGATCTCAATGACCCTTCCTACGCACAGTTCAACCTTGAGAACCGCTTCTTTAATCTGGCCAACACTCTTGGCACGGAGGGTGATGGGGCCGCTTCGTTCGAATCCAAGTTTGGGGCGCTCGATTATGAAGGGACGATCAAAACGGCATATCTTGAGATCATGGGCAGGCCGGTCTCGGCGGGAGCTTTGGATTTCTTCCTCAACGCGGAAAGCTACTACGGACTCGCGGCGGAACTGCGAGGGGTGGTGCGTCCCGGTGTGGACCTCGCCGAAGCGACCAAGATCGTGGCAATCGGGTCCATCCTGAACGCTGCAATCATTTCTGGAGAAGGCTCCTACGCCGGGGCAATTGCGGACTTTCTAGCCGACGTGACGATGGACGGGCACTCTCAGCGATTCGGAGGAGACCTGTTTGCAGTCGTCTAATCTGCTTAATCTGTACGAGCCCGAATGACTGCGCTGCGAGGAGCCCGGAGACGAGGAAGCCCGCGCCGAAGTATTCTGGGACGGGCTTAGGAGACGCATACACGCGGCTTACTCTGAACACGTGCCGCTGGCAGACTCCTAACCGCGATATGGTGAAAAGTCTGTTAGCGAAGCATTCGGCCACGGATGGGCCGCAGCGAGAGTTGCCGGGAGCACGAATTCCGTCCAGGCTCCGACATCGGGCTTGTTAGCTCTGCTCAGGACACGCTCAGCGTTCTCACGGCGCCCGTCGATGTACCCAGTTGAAGCGGCCTTGAGCAGATTTGCTGCTTCGAAGATAGCCTAAGACGGCACACCGCACGGAAACGCGCTCGCGCGTGAATATCCTATGTTCCGTCGTCCTCCCGCGGCTTGAACCGCCGTACGATGATCTCGAACACGACGTCGCTGATCCACATGGCGCATGTGCCGATCAGGAACGCCGATGCAAGTAGCACGGGCTGATCCTCCGCCGGCAACGGCCAGCCGGTAGCCTTGATGTAGTGTATCGCCGGTATCGTAAGATAGGCCGCCGCGAGCGCGCCGCAGATCGGCGAGGCGAACATCTCCCGTATCTTGAACCGCTTTCGCGACAGCGCCCGCATGATGCCGCCGAAGCCTCCGGCGACGAACACGGTCGAATCGATGCCGATCGACTGAAGGAATTCGTGGAGCGTCATGCCTCGCCCTTTCGATGTACTGCTAGATGAAGACGACGAGCGCCACGCCGATCGCGACGACGGCGACAGCGTAAACGGAGAAGATGAGTCGCCAGTCGTCGTTCACGGCTTCGCCTCGCCGCAGAACGTCGCTCGCGCGGAGTTGATCGCCCTGACTTCCAGTTGCGTCTGTTCGGTGTCCCGACCGGACCAGGTCACCGGCCGCCATGCGCGAGCGCAGAGGTCGGCAATGTTGAAATCGTTCGCCTCAGTCGCGACGGTTCGGGTCGTGAGGATCGACTGGCACCCTGCCAGCAAGCACATCATCGCGAGCGGCAGCAGCGGCATCGACGCGCGCCCTGTGAGCGCGCCCAAGTTCGGCAAGCACTTCATCTTCGGCGGCCTTCCTGATGCGGCCGTCCCGCGCCGCCTGCACGATGATCGGCAGGATGGTCAGGACGGCCTTGAGAACGAGCATCCACATGGGATCACTGGACGGGCGGTTGCTGCTTCGTGAGACCGCCGAAGCCGTCGCGCACGACGTTGACGATCATCTTCAGCATGCCGAGCCCCGTGATGGCGACGGCCGCCCAGGTCGGATCGAGGAAGGCGATCTTCGAGCATTCCAGATCGCCGTTCGGCAGCGTCGTGCAGCCCATGGCGGTCAACACGGCCGTCGCGCCGGCGATCAGGATCATCAGGATGTTCGCGATGTTGTGAAACAGATTGGAGTTCATGGCACGGTTCCTATGGAGGGAGGATGCCCGGCGACCGGCCGGGCGGCAGTCACTCGACCGGGATGAAGTCGAGATAGAATGTGTCACCGACGTCGAATTTGCCGAGCAACGCGGGATTGGCGACGGTCAGCGAAAGAGCGCCGGACGGGGAGAACTTGGCGAACTGCTGATCTTCGTCGCTGCCGTTGGCAGGATAGGCTCCATCCTTCGCCGGAAAATTGAATGTCAACGCCTCCTGCGTGGCTTCGCCCTCTTCTGGATATTTGCGGATTCCTGTAATCCGCACCTTCGCGCGCATCTTGGTCATGATCTTTCCTTTCAGGCTGATGCCCGGCAGCCGGCCGGGCGCGGTTCAGTTGGCGAGCGCCGCCCACGTCTGCGGGCCGACCTTGCCGTCGACGACAAGCTTCGCCTTGCGCTGGAAGGCCTTCACTGCCGCCTCGGTGCGGTCGCCGAAATGCGCGTCCACGACGATCTGCGCGCCGGCCGCATTGAGCAGCTTCTGAAGCCGCTCGACGTCCGCGCCCTTGTTACCCTTCACCAGCAGCGGATTGACGGGCTTGCTGACCGGCTTCGCGGCCTTGGCCGGCACCACGCTGAAGGCCGACAGGTCCCACGGCGTCGTGTCGTCGCCGGCCTTGCCCGCCACGACGGACAGATGGACATGGTGATTGTGCGGGTTCTTGCCGGTGTAAGGCCGCCATGCCCATGGCTTCGGCCCGGCCGCGCCGGAGGCGATCTGCCCGAACGAGATCACATATTTGATGCGCGGATCGCGCGAGGCGATCAGGGCCTTCGCCAGCCTGTTGCTGTCGATGCCGTGGCCGACGTCGTGCGTCAGGTCCAGCGCCCGCACGACGCCGCCGCCGTCCGGATTGTGGTCGGACGTGCGCGCCGAATGCGCCGCGTCGCCGATGGTGCCGTCGCTCGCCTTCGAGCGGTTCGGAGACAGCGCGTTGATCTGCGCGCGCAACGTCTCAAGGCTGCGTGCAAGCCGCCATGCCATGGTCGTTCCTTTCAGGATTGTTCAGCTATCAGGGATGGGGCAGACTGGAGATGCGGGCCTGAGCGCGACGGCCGCTGCTTGACCAAAAATGAGGTAGGCAGCGGCCGCTCACTCCCGCCGGTCGCGCTTATTCCTCAATCAATTCGCGTCAGCGCTTCCGTTCCCGCGCCGATACCGCCCAGTGACTCGACTTTCATTCTTCCGTCGTGCTTCGATGACGGAAACGGAGGACGACATGTCAGAGATGATCAAGATCGGCGACCACGATGTACGCCTGAGCTCCGAGCAAGCGCCGATTGTATTTTTCGACTGGATCACAGAGTCCCGCGTCTCCAACGGCAACATCCTGTGCTTCTCGCTTGCTGCCGCAAGCCTCGATGGAGGCGCTTCAAGCAGCCAGATGAACGTAGTTGTGCGCCTCCGCTGTTCGGTCGATGGCGCAGTGCTTTTGCGGGACTCCCTTTCCGATTTGATCAGCCACGCTTTGGAGCCGGAAAGCTCCCTGAAGCCGAACTGACGACAGAGCCTGCACCACTCGCATCAGAAGATTCGACAGAACAATCGCCCTGTGCTTCGATTGGATCGGGGAATGGGGGAGCAAATGGCTGTCTATATTGTAGCGGTCGAACTTGAGGAAGAACGTCGGAACTACCCGTGCATCTCAGGCCGTCTCGCAGCACTAAAACACCGACACGCGCAACAAACTGTATGGTTTGTCGACTTTGCGGGGACACCGAAAGAACTGCGAGATCACCTGAAGGATTGTCTCACGGCAACTGATCGCCTTTTCGTTGGCGCAATCTCGAACGATTGGGCCGGCCATAACATGCCGGGCGCCGGCGGTTGGCTCCGCGACAACGGCTTGTGAGTTTACGGAACCCGAAGCGTCAAACATCGGCGATGCAATAGGAGGTGAGTGCGCTGCAGAATCCGAAAACGATGGCGATAGTCAGCGCCGTTGCGGCCGTTCTGCTCGGCTTCATGATCTTCGGCCGCACGGAGACACCGAGCGGGGCGCTGTCGGCGATCCAATGGGGTCTTTTTATCCTGGCGCTCGTTGGTCTTGTCGGCTCCCTCTACCAGATGTCGCAGAAGTAATGTCGGGCAGGCCCACTGACTTGCCGATTTCCCCTAGAACTTGCCGTGGCGGCGGGACTTCGCTTCGGCCGTCGCCTGTCCCGGCGGCGGGTGGCGGCCATCTACAGCAGCGAGATCGCCAGCGCGCGGACGTTGGTCGCGGAGGACCAGTCGAAGGCCATCGGTGAAGTGGTTCCCATGGCGGCAACTGATCGAAGCTGCGACGATTCTATCGTGGTTTCCGTCGCAACCTTGGTCGCGCCGGACACGGTGACGGATGCGCTAGTGTTGTTGTTCGATGCGATGCCGAAGGTTTTCGCGCCAGCGGGGACGTAAAACGCCAACGATCCATTGTCTACTGTGGTTATTGTGCTGTCTCGCGCTTCAGGAGACTCAATGCCGCTCACGCTCCAGATGTGCACTCCGACACAGTTCAACGTTGCCGACGATTCGACGGTAAGCGCCGCACCAGTGGAAGTCGCCAGTGGTGTAGGAGTAGTCCAGAATTGAAGATGGCCGAAACCTTGATTGTTTTCGGCGATCTTTGTCAGAGCCACATAACCCGGGCTGCCGTTTATGGAAACCGCGTTCACACGGCCATTTATAGCATCCCGCGCAGCGACCCCGACGAGGTACATACCTCCCGCATCAGCAGGAAGGCCCAGATCATTGAAATAGAACACATACTCGGTTGAGTTGCTGGCGGAGGAGCCGAAGCCGAGATAGGTCGGCTCGAATGGCGGCTCGCCGCCGCCAACCAGCAGCGGGGCCATCTTCGCCATCATGAGCATCAGTCGATCTCCCATCCGGCGAGCGGGTTGACGGTATTGATCGCGGCGGGATCAGTGAGCATCGCCAGAGCCGCCTGCTTCATCTTCTTCACCGTGAACAGCGCATCCTTGCGCGTCGCGATGGCGATGCCGAGCCCGGCGAGTTCCGCCCGCGAGATGGAAATCGGCGCGTCCGCGTTCATCGGCGTCCATGGCCGGGGATCGGGCAGCGACAGGCCGAGGTCGCCTGCCTCGCGATAGGCCATCAGGACACCCGTGATGTTCTCCCGGGCCTGCTCGTCGGCGTGGAAGGCGTATCCCGTGCCATCCACGGCAAAGGCGATCGGCAGGTTGTAGAGCCGGTGGAACTCCGCCTCGATCGCCGCATCCTTGTCGGCCTTCATCGCCACGATCTCGTCGCTGCTCTTGCCGCGCGACAGATAGCGCTCAACCACGCGCGCGGCCTCGATCTCGTAGGTCGGCCCCTCCAGAACCTCCGAGACGGGATCGTACTCTTCCGCGATCACTTCGACCGGCAGCAGGCGCGGCTTGCCGGCCGCCAGCTTCGACTGGTCGACGTTCGGGGCATCGGCGCGGAATTCAAGGATTTCGCCGTCCTTCACAAGGGCGTATCTCATGCGTCGGTCCCCGCATTGTTGATGATGTAGACCTCCAGCGCGATCAGCTTGGCATCGACCCCCAGCGTGTCGGAGCCGTTGGCGACTTCGCGCGCAATCTCGAACCAGAGCATGTCGCCCTCTGCGAAGCTGTTGCCGACAGTGATGGCGGAAGACTCCGCCGTCCTGTCGTCGTCATTCGCGGCCGTCAGCGTATCCGTGACGGTCACCGCCGTGCCGTAGGCGCCGTCGATCGCGTCGTCATCGGATGTCGCGCGTATGGCAAGCGACCATGCGACGCCGCCGGAGCCGGACGCCGCCGTCCATCGGGCTCGGAACACGATCGTCGCCGTTTCGTCGATCTGCTTCGGCGAAGGGAAGTTGAAATGCCCGTATTCCTTGGTGCTGGTGTCGAAGTCGAGCGTCACCAGCATGTTCTTGTTGGTGGCCATCTCCACCGACCCGACGGACGGGCCGTTCGTAGCGCGTGGCTTGATCGCGGCAGCAGGAATCGGGATCATCTGCTTGCCGAACAGATCCTCGGCGAACTTGGCGCTGTCCGCCAGATCCTTCACGCGCTGGCGCACGTCGCCCGGCGAGATTTCCCCGCCGGCATTGTTCGCCAAATAGGTATCGGCGTCGTCGTTAAGCTGCGCGCGCGTGCGAACGGTCATGGCAGGCTACTCCGGTTTCAGGGTGATCAGGCCGGATCGGTCGTGCGGTAGAGCCCGCTCGCATTGATGGTGATCTTGAACGGCGTGCCGGAATCGGCCTGCTTGGCCTCGCCGAAGTCGATGAACCACAGCGGCGCGTCGTTCGAATCCGTGTCGTCATAGATGACGGCGCGATAGGCCGGGCCGATATTGCCGCCCGTGGCCTCGACCTCGACATCGTCGCAGTCGAGCATGGCGCCGTCCGTGTCGACGACCGTGATCGCGACGCTGGCGAGCAGTTCGCCGCCGGCGGTCCAGCCGTTGCCGGACACCTGATAGGCGCCGGAATTGCTGACCTGGCTCAGCTGCGTGTTGGCGGCGGTGAAGGATGCGCTGTTGTTCAGCAGCATGATCTTCAGCGTCGTATAGGTCACCTCCTTGTTCAGGAGCTTCTTTGCGGTGTGGTTGTAACGCGAGATGGTGACGGCCATGGCCGGTTCTCCTTCTGGGGCTGGCGATGTTGAGGATCAGGCGAAGCCGGCGTCGAAACCGGCATCGAAGGACGGGATGCGCGGCGCGAATTCCGCCGCGACGATGGTGGCGACAGGCAGGGCGGCGAGCGCCCCTGCGCCGATTTCCGGCGCATGGTCGGCCGCATCGACGGCGTCGGGCGGCAGGATGATGTTCGCGCCCGTCGCGATCTGCGGCGCATGGTTCGCGGCATGAACCGCGTCTGCCGGCAGCTCGACGACGATCGCGACGCCGACCGACGGCGCGAACTCCGTGGCGGCCATCGTCATGACAGGCAGGGCGATGATCGAGCCCGTGGCGATTGCCGGCGCATGGCTGGAGATCGCCGCCGGATCGAAGGGCAGGCCGATATTCGCGCCCGTCAGGATGACCGGCGCGTGGCTGGACGGCTCGGTCGCATCCGCCGGCAGTTCCACGCCGCGCCCGACGAGCGGCACGAACTGGAGCGCGTGCACCGCGTCGAGCGGCATGGCGACCGCCGCGCCGCCGCCGATTGCCGGCGCGAAATCGTGCGCATGCGTGCGATCGGCCGGCACGACGAGATCGATCACGACATACCAGAGCAGCTGGTCGCCGAAGTAGAAGCGCGACACCGGCGCGCCGCCGAACCAGGCGGCCGCCGGCTGCTCCCCGTCCAGCAGAAGCTGGGCCATGGTCAGGCGCTCACGATCACGTAGAGGGTGGCCGGATCGGGCGGATCGAGTTCGTCATACGCGGCCTGCGTCAGGCGGACGATGGTGGCGACCGAGCCGTCCGGCGAGACGACGAGGGTTTCGGAAAGCTCCGCGATCCAGCCCGAGACCTCCGCGAAGTCGTTGAGCCGCGGCGGCCAGCGGTCGACATAGCCGTAGCCGTCGGGGCCGATGAGCGTGTTCGGGTCGTTGGTCAGGGACACGTTGACCAGCGACAGCCGCTCGATTGCCGCCGCCACTTCGCTCGGAATGGACATTCAAAGCTCCTCTATGCCGAAGCCGGCGCTCGCACGCCGGAAATAGGCCTGCGCGATGGGATCGATCTGAAACAGGCGGCCCGCGAAGGAGCGCGCCTGCATGTTCGCCGTGTCGCCCGGGTTCGGCACGACGAAGCACTCGCGGTCGAAGCCGGACAGGTTGATCATGGCCCAGAATGCCGAAAAAGCCTCGTCCTCCGGCAGCACGTCGAGCTGGCCCTGCCAGCGCCGCTTGTTCGGCAGCCGCCAGAAGCGCTTGTTGCCGCCGACGGCCTTCGACGAGATGGAGCCGTCGACCAGCGACAGGCCGTTGTTGCCGTAGGCGTAGTTGATCGAGGGGACGAAGGCGTCCCACACATAGAGGCGGCCGATGTCGATATAGCCGTCGGGATTGGCCTGGTCGTCGATCTCGACGCGCCAGTAGCGCGAGCCGATGCGCTGCGGCAGGACGCAGATCGCCCATGGCAGCCGGTCCGGATCGCTCCACGGCACGAAGCCGTCATAGGTATGCGGCGCGCCGTAGGGCAGCGTGCCGAACGGGACGCGCGTTCCGAAGCGCTGCCAGCCGGCGTCGAACACGTCTTCCGTGAAGGTCGCGTCGGTGCGCGCCACGCGGAACTGCGCCCGCGCCGTCATGTTGGTCGGGCCGAACATGATGCCGCGCGCCGCGCGCACCGTGTCGAGCGTGATGTTGAAGCGCGTGCTCGCCGGATTGAGGCTCGTCGAGCGGGCGATATCGGTCAGGTCCTCCGTCTGCATGCGGGCGAGCGGCATGGCGCCCTGCCAGCTGCCGCCGGACAGGACCGCGCCGTCGGCGACGCTGTTGTAGAAGAGATGGACACGGAGCGGAGCGGTCATGTCAGCCACACTCGTAGATGCAGGCGACGCGCTTGACGGCGTCAGGCGAGGAGAAGGTCACGCACTCGCGCGAACGGGCGACGGTGAAGCCGCGTTTCAGATCGTCGGCACGGCCTCCCGGGGTGATCTGCCGCTGCCCCTTGCCCGGCATGGCGGAAGCGCAGATGTAGTCCCCCGGCATCAGATCGCCGCCGAGGCCGCAGACGTTCATCTGCCCTTCGCCCACGCCGTTGACGACGGCATAATCATAGTCAGGCTCCAGCCTCGACAGCACGGGCGGCAGCCCGAATTCCGACGCGCTCCACCCGGCGACACGCTTCGACAGCACCCCGATGACCGACCGCTGCGCCATCATCTTCGACCGAGCGACCTCGGTGACGGTGTTGTCGATATCGATGCGCGCCAGCACACGCTCGTCGGTCAGGATATCGCCGATCTCGGCTCCGTCATCGATCCCGATCAGGCCGGGGTGCGCTGCCGTGAACGGCCCGATCGTGCCGCTGTTCATGTAGAGGCAGTAGCCGCCGCCAGCCGCTGAAACCCCGAGCACGCCCTTGCCGCCGGTCGTGGCCGCCTCAAACACCACGGCGTGGGCATTCGCGCCGATGCCGAGATTGACGGCGCGCACGCCGGAGCGGTTCGAATCGCCGCTGAAGTTCGCCTGCCCGCTCGAATTGATGGTGTAGCCCGCGCCGGAATTCGTCACGACGAGGTTGGTATTGGAACTGGCCCTGATCAGCGCCATGATCGCGCCGAAGGCGACGCCGGCCGCGCCGTCGCCGATGCTGCACACATAGACGCCCGAGGAATCGTACACCCGGATGACGTTGTCGTCCTTCGAGATGACGATGCGGGCGCCGGTCGCCGCCGTCTGGATGATCGGGCTGTTGAGCTGGATCGTGGCGCTGATGACGCCGGCCGTGATCTTGCCGGCGGCGAGCGACGATATCTTGGCGTCGTCTACCGCGAGGTTGGCGATCTTGGCGTTGGTGATGGCGGCGTTCGCGATCTTCGCGCTGGTCACCGCCAGATTGGCGATCTTGGTTTCGAGAACCGAGTTGTCCTGCAACTGGCCGCTGCCGACCGAATCGACGGGCGGCACCTGATTGCTGGTCGTCGCCGCGATGCCGCCGGTCGCCGACGACGGATACCAGTCGCCGATATTGCCGGCCTCGTTCACCGCCCGGAACCACGCATAGCGCGTCGACGAGATCGCCAGCCCGGTGACCTTGTACTGGACCCCCATGGCCGTGACATAGGCGTCGCCCACCTTCGACGCTGTGCCGCGATTGTTGCTGGTCGAGACCCACACCTCGACACGCGCTATGCCCTCGTAGCGCAGGCAGCCGCCCGCGCCCGGCGCATCCGTGACGATGGTATAGGAAATCTCCCCGTACCCGCCCGAAGCGGAAACGGAGGTGACGTTGATGGTGTCCTGCGCCATCTCAGCCCCAGAGCGTCATGCTGGACTGATCGCGGCCGAAATCGTCGCTGCGGTCGATCACGATCATGTCGCGGCCCTCCTCGAAGCCCAGCCGCGGCATGCGCAGCGTGACGGTCGAGCCGAGAGGCGCGGCTTCGGGATACGGCGTCTCGATCGGGAAGAGATAGCGGTCCGTCCCGAGAAGGCCGCGCATGCGCGACAGTTCGGCCTGCGCGTCGGCGGCCTTGTCCAGCAGCGTCTCGATGCGCAGTTCCTCCGATCGCGGATGGCGGATGCGCAGCGCCTCGTCGCTGTCAGTCAGCTCGCGCCATTCGGTGCCGAGATAGGCCTTGGTCGCCTCGTCGACGCACCCCGCCACGCTCGACTTGTCCAGCACGCGGTAGAGCCGCTGGTACTGCATGATGATGCGCCACGGCGGGACGCCGTTCTCGCTGTCCGGATTCATGTCCAGGCTGGCGCCGGCGGCGCTCGCCATGTCGTTGATCTCGTATTCCGCGACCGGAGCCGTGAAGGTGAGCCGGCCCGTCGTGAACACGCCGAGCGCGTTCGGGACGAGGTACGCGCCGACCGAGGCGAGCACGCGGGAGATCGCCGCGCGCGCGGTCTCCTCGTCCGCGACATGGATGCCGACCTCGCGCGGCGCCGACGCGTCCAGCGCGTTGAAGGCCGCGACGTCGATGTCGCCGGATGCGATGCCCGCCTTCGCCAGCATGCGCCGCGCCACCGCGCCGGGATAGCGCTCGGCGAGCGAAGCTCCCTCGGTCACGTCGGCGGTGAAGACATAGGCCGGCTTGGCGCTGGCATTGCCGACGAAGCGGATGATGCCTTCGGCGAAGCACGTCGTGAACCGGCCGTAGAGGGCGGAGGCCGACAGCGCCGCCGCCACGCTGGCGAAGTTGCCGGCGGGGTTGCGCGGGCTGCCGCCGTCATAAGCGACGATCGACGATACGAGAGACGCACTCACCTGATAGAGCCACTGGTGCACGTTCACGCAGGGCGGCTCGACATTCCTGACGCGCCCGAAGATCAGCGGCTTTACCGTCCCCTTCAGATCCTCGTTGCCCTCGTATGTGCCGTTGGCGGTCGTCGTCGTGCCGGCATAGCGATCGGCCTGCAGCGGCTTGTCCAGATCGAGCATGCGGTTGTAGATGCCGATCGAGATGGTGCGCCAGGCATCCGTCGAGCGCGGCGCCTCGGCGCGGCCGGACAGCACGGTGACGGCCGAGGAATAGGGCGCGCGCTGCCCCGGCAGCCGCTTGATGCGCAGCGGACGGCCGTCCATGGCGCATTTCAGTATCCAGCTGACGCCATCGTCCGCATTGGACAGCACGATCTCGCCATAGCCCGGCTCCGCGAGGCCGATGGTGCGCCGGCCGCCATACAGCGACACCGAGAACGACCCCGGATCGACGATGCGCTCGGCATAGTGCCGGTTCGGCGGCGTGTCGGACGGCCGCGTGTTGTAGCCGCGGGTCGCCCAGCAGGCGGTCACGGGCTGGCCGGCCGGATCGAGCATGTCGATCTCGACGAGGTAGACGGGCATCTCCATGTCAGGCAGCCTTCCGTCTGGCTTCGAACGACCGCATGCGGTTGCCCTGCTCCATGGCGCCTGCGGCGCGGTCGGTGCTCTGGACGCTTTGCTGGAAGCCGGCCGCCACGATCTGCGCCAGCCGTTCCTGAAGGCGCGCGTTGCTGTCTTCGAGCATGCGGACCTGCTCGATCAGCCTTTGCAGCAGGGAGGCCTGATTGTCGTTCGCGGCGGGCCAGACGCCCCGGTTCATCGCCTCGAACTGCGGACGCCAACGATCGGTCGCCATGGCGTTCATGACGAATTCCTGCCCGTGCACGACGCCGGCGACGCTCATCCGGCCGAAGTCGCCGGTATAGCCGCCGGCGGCATAGCCCTTGTAGATGCCGGCATCCTGCGCGTGCTTCTTGATGTCGGCCTCGATTCCGGCCAGCGTCGTCAGGCCGGCATTGAGGTTGCCGCTGTAGAAGGCATAGCCGACAGGGTCCGGCTCCCGCCCGAGATATTTGCGATAGATGTTCGCCACCGGGTCGCTGGCCGAATAGTTCGCGGTCGAGGCGGTGGCCGCCGTCTGCTGCGCAGCGGCAGCCGCGCTCTGGGCCGCCAGCTGCGCCTTGAGCACCGCCAGCATCTCCTGGAACACGGTGTTCTTGTAGGCGTCGTCCGCCGCCTGCGCCGCCGCCTCGGCGGCTTCGGCAGCCTTCAGCTCGGCGATGGCGTCCTCGACGCTCTTCACGCCATCGTCGATGTCGATCAGCTTGCCGACCTGCTTTTCCAGCGACGCCAGCTGCTTCTCCACCGCCGAGAGCTGCGAGCCGGCCTTGGCGAGTGCCTGATCCAGCGTCGCGTCGACCTGCTGCCAGATCGCATAGTACATCTCGTTGGAGCCGTAGTAGGACCGCGCCTCTTCGAGGTAGGCCCTGCTGACTTCCTCCAGCCGGCCCATGGCGTTCTCGTCGCCGGCCAGCGCCTTGGCGGAGATGCTTTCGAACTGCCGCTGCGCCTCCGCGAGCCGTTCCGCCGCATCCAGCGGCGACAGTTCCTTGTCGAGCCGGAGACTGTCGCGGAAATTCCGGATGCCCTCTGTGAACGATTTTAGCCGCGAGATCGTGCTCTCGATCTCCGACCGCTCCTTCTCGTAGGCCGAGCGCAGCGCGGCCTTGGCGTCTTCCACCTTCGCCTGCGCGTCGGCGAGCGCCTGCGCCGTGTCGCCGCCCTCGCCCATGCCGATCAGGCCCATCAGCGAGGCGGAAAGCTCCGGCATGGCGGCGGCAAGCTGCCTGATCTGGTCGTCGGTAAGCTTGGCTTCCTTGACGATGTTGCGGAGCGACAGCGCCAGTTCGCGGCTGGCATACCCTGCCGTGATGCCAAGGGCCGCTTCGTCGCGCAGTCCGTCCTGATAGCGCTTCTGCGCGTCCAGAAGGTCGTTGAAATAGCCGCCGTCGTTCAGCTCGTAGAAACGGCTGGACCGATCGTCGATATAGGCCGACTGGAGTTTCTTGATCGCGGCGTTCAGCTGCTTGCCCAGCGCCTCCGCCGCCGCGAAGGCCGACATGCCGAGTTCTTCCAGCGCTGTCTGCGCCGCCGCCACCGCTCCCTGCACGGCCTGTACCGCGCTTTCGTACTCCGTGAACTCCTGCCGGCCGCCGATGAAGGCGAGGATCATGCGCTTGGCGGATTCCGTCGCATCCGCGACACTCTGCTCAAGGATGATCTGAAGCTGGCGGATGTTCTCCGCATTGGCCGGATCGACATGATCCGTCAGCCGGAGGGTTTCCTCCCCGAAATACCGAACGTCGGCCATGAAGGTGCGCAGCTCCTCGCGGAGGTCGCGCATCGCCTTCGAGCCCTGATAGAGTGGGCTGTCCGTGCCGTAGCCCGAGGAATAGGCCTCTATCTGCCCCGGCAAGGCGTCGCGGTGATCGCGGCGCAGCCTGAGGAACATCGCATTCCACGACTCGTGCAGCCGGTCGACGAGATCGAAGTTCTTGGCCTTCCACGCGAGGCTGACCGCCTTGTCGATCTCGCCGAGATAATCGGAAAGCTGCTTTTGGAGAACGCCGATACCCCTGCCCTCGCCGACGGCGAGCAGGTTGTTGATCGCGTTCATCTGCTTTTCGAGTTCGCGCTTCGCCGCCTTCAGCTTGGCCCGCGCGCCCATCAGCCCGCCGATCAGGCCAGCGATGCCGCCGACGACCGCGCCGATTACCGGAGCGATTGTGCCGAGCACGGCCGTCATCTGCATGCCGGCGCCGAGGCCCTGCACCGCGCCGCCGAGAAGGCCCATGCCGGCATTGCCGGACTGGTAGCCGGTGCTGAAGCCGCCGAGGCCTGCGCCGAGCAGGCCGACAAGGCCCTGCATGTTGAAGCCGCCGGATGCGCCCTGCTTTCCGGTCGTGACTTCGCGCAGGCCGGCCCATGCGTCGAATGTGCCTTCCTTGACGCCCGACTCCGCGCCGACCTGCGTCCCCTCTCGCGACCCGGCCTTGACCGCGCCCATCACCTTGTTGACGTAGGTGTTGACGCTCTGGCCGTTATAGGGGTCGACGATGCTACCGGATTGAGAGAGCGGGCGACCGGAATTCCAGACAGACGCCACGTCCTCGAACCG